ATCGGTTGGGCAATCCTTGCACCGGCGTTCTTTGCCAAGATTGAAGCCTAATGCGGCAGTACCGCAACACTAAAACAGGTGTTGTTGTCTGCGTTGAATCGGAAGTAAAAGGGGATTGGGAAGAAATAACCAATCCCCCTGTTTCTGCTGAACCGGCAAAGACAGCGGAAAAACCGAAGCGCAAAAGAACACCAAAGAAATGAGGTGATTACAAATGGCAGAACCATTTGCAACACTGGAAGACGTTGAAGTTTTATTCAGAAGTTTGAGTGCGGAAGAATCGGAAAGGGTGACAGCATTACTGCCGATTATCTCGGATGAATTACGGTACAGAGCCATGACGGTTAATCGTGATTTAGACGAAATGATCACAGCAACACCGATTCTTGCGAACGTGGCAAAAGAAGTCACTGTGTCGATTATTGGGCGCATCTTGAGACAGTCCACCACAGGGGAAGCAATGACACAGGAAAGCCAAGCGGGGCTTGGTTATTCTTGGTCGGGGACATACGCCATACCAGGCGGCGGCATTGGCAACGCCATTATGCCGTCTGACCTAAAGCGGCTAGGATTGAAGCGGCCTAGAATCGGCATTATTGACTTTTACGATCCGAACAATAAATGATTCAAGGCATGCCAATTACGCTGTGGAATAAGACACAGACAGGCGTTGACGGGTTCGGGAATCCTGTTTATACATGGGACTCGAAAACCGTTGACAATGTTTTGGTTGGACAGCCAACAGCGGAAGAACGCACCAATGAACTGAATCTGACAGGCCGTATGATTGCTTACACCTTGGGCATTCCGAAAGGCAATGAAGACGAATGGGAAAACCAAATTGTTGAGTTTTTCGGCCATCGCTTCAGAACATTTGGAATCCCCGAACAGGGCATAGAAGCAAACATCCCGTTGAGCTGGCACAAAAAGGTCAAGTGTGAACGCTATGAATAGTGTGCGCATCAAACTGAACAACGCCGGTATTCAGTCGCTTTTAAAGGGTTCTGAAATTGGGACTGTGGTTGACGAAATCACAGATACGGTACAGAGACGATGCGGTGACGGTTACGAAACGGCGAACAGGCCAGGCCGAAGACGGTACATTGGTGAAGTCATAGCGGCAACGTACACGGCAAGACGTGACAACAGCAAAAACAATACGCTGTTAAAGGCACTACACAAATGATTGAAAAGATTGTGTATGACTATTTGACGGCACAGTTTCCGAATGTTCCTGTAGTTATGGAAATCCCCGAAACGATGCCCGAAAGATTCATACTGATTGAAAAGACGGGCGGCGGGCGCAGTAATTATCTGTACACCGCCACTTTTGCCATTCAGTCATATGCTGACAGCCTGTATGAAGCCGCTGTCTTGAATGAGGATGTAAAACAGGCCATGTTCGATATTATCACGCTGAATGCAATCACCCGCATTCAGTTAAATTCTGACTATAACTTCACAGATACAAGCGTAAAAAAATACCGCTATCAAGCGGTGTTCGACATGACGCATTATTGAAAGGGGATAAACAATGGCAAGCACAACTAATGTAACCGCCGGTAAGCCGAAAATTGGTGGTGCGGTAAGTTTTGCGCCGATTGGCACTACACTGCCCGCAGACGCAACAACGGCACTTGACCCAGCTTTTGCCAACCTTGGGTATATCTCTGAGGATGGCATGACACAGGAAATCACCCGTGATTCGGAAGCGATCAAGGCATGGGGCGGCGATACTGTCATGACAACGCAGACAGACTTTGAAGAGACATTCACTTTCACGCTGATTGAAGCACTGTCCGTGGATGTTCGCAAAGCCGTTTACGGCACAGGCAATGTCACAGGCACACTTGCGGCGGGCATCGTCACAACCGTCAACAGCACAGAACTGCCAGCATCCGTGTGGGCAATTGACATGGTCTACAATGGCGCAATTTCCCGCATCGTCATTCCGAATGGCAAGGTTTCCGAAATCGGCGAAATTACCTATGTTGACGGTGAACCGGTGGGCTATGAACTGACAGTCACAGCACTGCCCGATGACAGTGGCAATTGCTCTTACGAATACACCAAGACTGCCTAATTATGACAATCAAGGGTAAGACAAGCAGCGGGTTTGAATTTGAAATTGATTCCATGGTCATGGATGACATGGAATTGGTTGACGCATTGGCCGACACCATGAATGACAACCCGCTTTCTTTTTCCATCGTCTGCACGAAACTGTTTGGGGTGGAACAGAAAAAGCGTCTGTACAACCACCTCAGAAAAGACGGGCGTGTACCGCTTGAAGCAATTTCTAATGAAATCGCCGATGTATTCAAGGCGATGGGTGAAGACGGAAAAAACTCTTAACCCTTGCCGGCATGATACACGCTGACCGCAACGCACTGCTGTGTGATCTTGCGGAAACGTATCATATATTCGACATAAAGGCGCATCCCGCAACAAGGGTTGCGCTTTTTGCCGCCGGTTTAAGGGAAAACAGCCGAATAAAAATGAAACTGTCGGGGGCGAAAGTGAGCAATGAAATTCTATTGCTTGCCCATGCTGTTGACAGGCTTTCAATCCTTATTTGGCAGAACACGAAGGACGGCCAAAAAGGCCGAAATAAGCCCGATTCTATTGCAGAAAGAATCTTGTACGGCGATGGCAAAAACCGCTTTAAAACGAACGGATTTGATACCGCAGAAGACTTTTGGAAAGCACGGGCAGAGATAATAGAAAGGCGGTGAAACTATGGCAGATGGAACACAGATTGCAACGGCGTATGTCCATGTTGTACCGTCCATGAAAGGCGTTAAAGGAACGCTACAGGAAGCGTTTGACACTGAAGCCGCAAGCGCAGGGGATTCAGCGGGCAAAACGCTTGCAAGCAGAATCAAAGGCGCATTAGTTGCGGCGGGAATTGGCAAGGTTCTCGGCGATACGGTCAAGTCTGCATTGGCGGCGGGCGGTGCGCTTCAGCAGTCTTTTGGCGGTCTTGAAACGCTATACGGTGATGCCGCAGAGGGCGCAAAAGAATATGCCATGGCGGCGGCACAAGCTGGCATTGATGCTAACACCTATGCCGAACAGGCCGTGTCATTCGGTGCGGCACTGAAACAGGCTTTTGGCGGTGACACTCAAAAAGCAATGGAAGCCGCAAACACCGCCATTCTTGACATGGCCGACAACTCGGCAAAGATGGGCACAGACATTCAGTCTATTCAGACGGCGTACCAGGGCTTTGCCAAGCAGAACTACACAATGTTGGACAATCTGAAGTTAGGCTATGGCGGCACACGTTCCGAAATGGAAAGACTGTTGAAAGATGCGTCTAAACTTTCGGGCGTTAAGTACGATATAAACAACTTGGGTGACGTGTATGATGCCATCCACGTCATTCAGAAAGAATTAGGGCTGACCGGTGTGGCGGCTAAAGAAGCATCCGAAACCCTTTCGGGGTCTGCGGCGGCTGTGCGGTCTGCGTGGCAGAACGTGCTTGCGTCAATGGCCTTGGGCATGGATTTGACCACGCCTATTCAGCAGTTAGTAACAAGCGCACGGGATTTGCTGTTTAAAAATCTTGTGCCGATGGTCGGAAATGTATTCAGTGCCATGGGGACATTGATTTTTCAGAACGGCACTGAGTTAATGAACAGCCTTGCACAGGGCATGGCATCCAACGTGTCCGCAATGATCAGTGCGGCGCTGCCGGTCATTCTGAATTTCGCCACAGGTCTGCGGGAAAACATCGGCAATCTTGTGGATGCGGGAATTAGCATGCTGAAAGGCATTGCACAAGGAATTGTCACGGCTATGCCCGATTTAATCGCATACATTCCGCAAATCGTGATTCAGATTGCTGACACGATCAATGACAATCTGCCCAAGATCATCAAGGCGGCGTTAGAAATTATCGTCACATTGGCAAAGGGTCTGTGGGATAACCGCTATGTAATTTTGGATAACATGGGAAACATCTTACAGGCCGTCATTTCGGTGATCAGCGCAATCAATTGGCTTCAGTTAGGGTCAAAGATTGTCACGCTGATTGGGAATGGCATTAAGAGTCTTGCACGGTCTATCCCGAACGCCCTAAGAGACATTGCCAACACGGCATACAACGCAGTGCGCAACTTCAATTGGGGTTCTTTAGGAAGCGCAATTGTGCAAGGCATTGTCAACGGTCTGCATTGGGGTGCGGGCGCACTGAAAAACACCCTTTTAGGCATGGCTTCAGATGCTTTCAATGCGGCAAGAAGTTTCTTCCGCATCGGTTCACCGTCAAAACTGTTCCGTGACGAAATCGGTAAATGGATTCCAGCGGGCATCGCTGTTGGTATCGAAAGCAACACAGATTCCGTTGAGGATGCTTTAACAGACATTCCGACAACACTAAGCGGATTCACATTCAACGGCAACACACAGCCCGTGGAAAGAAAGACAATCGAAATGACTTTCAACACCTATGGTGCTGTCGGCCAGGATGTTGAAGAACTCGCAAACATTGTTGCCGACAAGATCAACAACGCAATTGGGGGGTTAGACGCAGTATATGGCTAATGTATTTGTGAATGGCAAAGCACTGTCCGATTTTGGGTGCTTGCCAACAGATGCGGCAGTATACACCGCACCTAACCCGCTTTTTGACAAAGTGGAAATTGACGGCAGAAACGGTGACTTGATCATCGAACGGGACAAGTATTCAAACATTCAGATTGAATACCCGTGTGTCATCCTTGATAACTTTGCGGGCAATTACACCACGCTGAGAAGCTGGCTGTTATCCCTAAAAGGCTATGTTCGGATTGAAGATACGTTCTTTCCCGATAGATTCCGTTTGGGCAGATTCACAGGCGAAATCACGCCCGACATTTTCAACGGGCATCAATCCAAGATTTTCACGGTGAAGTTTTGGTGTAAGCCGCAGTGGTATTTGAAAGACGGTGAACACCCGATAGAAACAACAAACACTGTGGATGTGTACAACCCGACATATCAGAACGCTTTGCCGCTGATTCGTGTATACGGCAGCGGTACACTGACTGTTGGCACACAGACAATCACAGTTGCATCCGGTGCCACAGCGTATATTGACATTGATTCTGAAATTCGTGATTGCTATGAGGGTGACACGAACAGAAACAGTTTGGTGGCAATGCCACAGGGCTTCCCCGAACTAGAACCAGGCGCAACAACCATTAGCATCACAGGGCTGACAAAGGCCGAAATTACACCAAGGTGGTGGGCATTATGATCAAGATTATGAACCCGTCATTGTCACTGACAGAAATGGTCAATGACGCATCTAACGGCCTTGGGGTTATTACGCCTATCAGTGGTGAAGTGCGGGAAAAGTTGAACGGCGAATATGAATTGACGTTCACTGTCGGCATGTCTGAAAAGCGGTATTCCGAATTATCATGCGGCACAGTTGTTCAGACAGAAGCTGGCGAAACAACAGGGCTTCAGTTGTTTAGAATTTACAAAATCGCAAAGCCCATGAACGGCATTGTGACAGTATACGCAAGGCACATCACCTATGACCTCAACAAAGCGGCTGTCATGCCGTTTTCTGCCACGGGCGCAAGTGCCGCACTGCGTGGCCTTAAATCGCATTTGGTCGGGTCATATCCGTTTACGGTCAGCACTGACATAACAAACACATCAAGCAAATTCGCAATCACTCAGCCGGTGACGTTCCGTTCTGCATTGGGCGGCGTACAGGGGTCAATCCTTGACGTTTTCGGCGGCGAATACGAATGGGACAATCTCAGCATAATTCTTCATGCGCATAGGGGGTCTGACAGTGGTGTTGTTATCGAATACGGCAAGAATCTCACAGACATTCAGCAAGACGAAAACATCGAAAGCACCTATACCGCTGTTTTGGGTTTCGCCACAAATGCGGATTCCACCGTGACCGGCACTATTCAGTATGTGACGCAGACCGCATCACCAAAAACCAAGATTGTTGACTTTTCGTCTTACTTTGACACGGATGATACAATCACCGTTTCAAGGATTGATGCGCTTGCACAGGCTTACATAGCGCAGAACAACATTGGCGTTCCGAAAGTGTCAATCAACGTCAAATATCAGCCGTTGTGGCAGACAGAAGAATACAAGAATTTCAGAATTGACCGTGTGAAACTTGGTGACACTGTCACGGTCAAGTTTGAAAAACTCGGCGTTGAAGCCAAAGCAAAAGTTGTTGAAACTGTTTGGGATGTTGTGCAGAATCGCTATAAGTCAATTCAGATTGGCGATGCCCGCAGCACACTTGCGGCCACGATCAATGAAAAGACGGAAGCGGCGGCATCCCAAGTGCAGAACGCATCCAGCTTCCTTGAATCCTATATTGCCAATTTCACCGCATTGGTTGCCAATTCCCTTGGCCTGTTCAAAACAATTGAAATAGAAGCGGACGGGGCGCAGAAAATCTATCTGCATAACAGGCCAAACAGGACAGATTCGCAGTATCAGTGGACTGTGAATAGCAACGGTTTTTTCCTGTCCCAAGACTACGGGCAAACATGGACAGCGGGCATAGACTCAGAGGGCAACGCTGTCTTTAATTCGCTTGCGGCAAACGAGATCAATGCGCTGACGATCAACGGCGGCACGATTACCGGCACAATCGTTAATGGTTCAACGGTTAACGGCTCAACGATCAACGGCACAAATTTGTATACGTCAAACATTAGTTCGAAAAGCGGCGACAACAATATGCGCGTGTGGGCTGGCGTGATCGAATTGCTACAAAACACATATTACAGGGCGATACTGTATCAAACTGCCAACATGGGTTATTTAAGGCTGATGAGTGGAACACCCACTGATTACACCGATGAAACAAGAGGAAAGGTTTTTACAGCAACTCCGGCAGGGATTGCAATAAACAACCACGGCAATTCGTACTTTTCCATTGAGGGCTCGGATGATGGCGTATACATAAACATAGACGGCACAGGGTATAAAGTCGGATGGGTCAATGACGGTAACGGCCATTGGGTGATTGGCAGATGATCCGTCTTAATTTAATCCCTAAACGGGAATCAGCCCGCATATCCTGTTCGCAAGGTGACACCACTTTGAGAAAGTGGGTCTTTCAGATTTTCAATGGGGCAGAGCGTTGGCAGATTGACGCTGACAGCGTTACGCTTGAATGCTCTAACGGGGCAGAGGTTGCCGGTGTAATTGAGGACAACACCGTCATGGTTGACTGCACCACAGCAGTCAGCAACACCGCAGGCCATTACAGATGCAAACTGCGATTCGTAAAGGGCGCAGAGATTCTGCACACACAGGCATTTGACCTATGGGTCGAGGGGGTAAGCAATGGCATTAATTGAACAGGTCTACAACATTGACCTAGTACCGAACGGCAGACCCTTAGTGGTCAACGTCAGTCAGTATGACCAAGGCAGCCGTGCGCTCACATTCAACTTCTTCAAAGATAACGTGGCGTTCACGCCGCCGGCTGGATATAGTGCAAACATCACAGGAACGAAGCCGGATGGCACGGGTTTCATGTATGCAATGACGGTCAGCGGTTCAGCGGCCACGGTTGAGGTCACACAGCAGATGTGCGCAGTAGCGGGGGAGTGCCCTTGTGAAGTGCGGCTGATTGACGGCAATTCCAACGTACTCGGAACGGCCAATTTCACGCTTGCGGTGGAACGGGCGGCGATGGATGATGACACGGTCATTTCTGATTCAGACATCCCGTATTTTGAAGACCTGGCCACCCAGGCGGCGGCCAGTGCGGCAAGTGCGGCAGAATCGGCGGCAATCTTTCCGACAGGCGGCACAGCCGGCCAGGTTCTGACCAAGACGGAAAACGGCACAGCGTGGGAAGATGCGGCCATGGCCACCATGGTTGTCAACATCACGCAGAGCGGGTCAACGTACACGGCAGACAAGACACACGCGCAAATATTGGCTGAAATAAACAACGGCGGCCAGCCCGTGGCAGTGTTCAACGGCGGCACGGTTCTGCAACTTGTCGGCTATTCTTCTTCACAGATCGTGTTCGGTGAATTTCCGCAGGCCACTGGTCTTGGACGGTTTTATATAACGAACGCGAACGCAGTCAATTTCATCACTTCCAACATTTCACCGACAAATTATTACGCAACCACCCTTGGCAGTGCTTCCGCATCATCCGACAGCACCGTCTACAGCGGCGGCTATAAGTTGACCGTCACGGCTTCAACCATCACGGCGAACAGCACAGCGGTGGTGTTCTTCCCGAATGGCGACTATTCCGGCAACGTGACGTGGATCACAGCGGCTGGCAAGGTTGACCTGTACTTTGATCAGAACCCGAACTCGAAGCAGATCAGAGTTGAATGGAAAACGCTGACATACTCGTCAGCAACGATCAGTTAAGGGGGCAAGCATGAGAGGAACACAGACATTCGGTGGGGGGTCAGTGATTAGTGGCAACGGCACTGCGACCTCTTTGGTGGCGTCAACTGAAGCGTCACGGTGGACGAAGACGGGGCGGTTATGCTCCATATACTTCATGTTCACAATCAACGGAACAATCGCCAACGCAGACGTACTTTTTACAAGCTTGCCGAAGCCAAAAGAATACATTCGACTGACAGGAATGAGAGTAAACACGAATCAAGCGGTTCGTGTTGCAATCCAAATAGATGGGACACTTCGGAATGCGTATGATCTGATCTTGAGCAACAGCGACACGAACAAACAGATTCAGGTTGCAGGGACGTATGTCATCGCAGATTCAGAATTGTGAGAAAGGGGAACAGCATGACACAGTATTACATTGTAGAAATTAAGCAACTCACCAATGGCGAGTACGAGCATAACGTGCATTACGTATGGGATGAAGACCGTGAACAGGCATTCATGAAAGCGCAGAATAAATACCACGAAATCCTCAGCACAGCCGCACTCAGCAACACGAAAAAGCATTCAGCCATCATCATCGATGATTCTGCGGCGATGGTTGAGTCTCGCAGTTTCAAGCACGAAACAGAAGAACCCGAAGCGGTTGAAGAATGACCCCGGAACAGTTTTACGCTGACACCGTGGGCAAGGTCATTGACTATGACGGCGCATACGGTGCGCAGTGTGTTGATGCTTTCCGTTATTGGGGCACAATGAACAGTGTGCCGGTGCCGCCAACGCCTAACAATTGGGCTGACGGCTATTGGTATTCACGGGATGCATTGGGCTTCAATAAGTGGTTTGCGTATATCAACAACCCCGCAGAATTCCGCACGGGTGATTGGGTGATTTGGGGCAGAGCATCAATGCCTGGTGGGAGCAAAAGCCACAAGAGTTCACACATAGCCATGTACTACATGGGCAAAGAATACGGGGAAAATCAAGGCGGTAACGGCGGGTTTACACTCAAAGATACCGTCTTTTCCGATGCGCTTGGTGCGTTACGGTGGAAAGGTTACATTATGGATGATAAGACCATTGAACAGTTGGCATATGAAGTTATAGCGGGAATGTGGGGCAACGGTGAAGAACGCAAAGAACGTCTGACAAGAGCTGGTTATGACTACAACGCCATTCAAGCCAAGGTTGACGAGATTATGGCCAACAATCAGACGGATGACGCAGAACCCGCACCGGTTGAACCCGATCCGACACCCGAACCAACAGAACCCGAACCGACACCCGAAAAGGAACATGCGGCCATTCTGCCGAACAATGTTTATGACTTTTTGAAAGTGCTTTGCACCGTGGTTCTGCCAGCCGTGATTGTGTTGCTGTCATCCTTATTTGATATATGGTCATTGCCGAACGGCGATAAGATCATAAGCACGTTGGCAGCGGTCAATGTGTTCATCGGCGCACTGATTGGCGTTTCGTCCGCTCAATATTGGAAAGGGGTAAACAATGACAGTTGAAATTCTCATCCCTGTGATTGTTGCCCTTTTCACCTCACAGGGCTTTTGGACATGGCTAATGAACAGGAACAGCCAAACAAAACAGATTCTTGCTGAAGTGAAGTCATTACGGGCAGACTTTGACCAAGAAAAGGCCATAACCGCCCGCACACGAATTCTGCGGTTCAATGACGAATTGCTGAATGAAACCAAACACAGCAAGGAAATGTTTGACCAAGCGTTGGGTGACATTGACGCATACGAAAAATACTGTGTCAAACATCCCGAGTTTCTGAACAACCGCACCACGCTTTCGGTGGAACACATCAAGCGTGTGTATCAGAAGTGTGAGGAATCCCGCACGTTTTTATGACTATGCCGGCCTGTGAGCCGGCTTTTTTTGTTGCTGAAAAAATCCCCACAAAATCCACACAAATATATGACATTGTTGTGCATGATACCGACAGTCAAACGGATTCAAAAACGCCGAAAAAGCGCATAAAATACGCAGTTTTACACGATACTGACATAGTAATGACATACGGCATTAATGACTAAGGAGTCACCATTATAGGAATAAGAAAACCGCATAAATATGCGGCTTTTTTATGCTTTGCTGGAAAATCCACACAAATTCCCACACAAATTCATGAAAAACGGTTCAATATTGCTTCCTTTCTTTCGTCTTCTGTTGAGCGGGCATATTCCAAGGACATGTCGAAGCTGGCGTGGCCTAATAAGTCTTGGACGGTGCGGGGCGGCTGTGTCTTCTGAAGATCAGTAGCAAACTTGTGCCGCAACATGTACGAACGGAATTCAATTCCGCATTTTTTAGAAACAAGATGAATGGTGTTGCTGAATTGGTCAATGCTTATGAACTCACCGTGTACCAAGAACAGGAAGTCAGAAGCCTGGTTGTATGCTTCCGTCAGATACGGTAACAAGTCGGGATGGATGGGAACGCTTCTGACCGCATTAGAAGTCTTTACAGGCATTAAGCATCTTTCCCCGTGGGAATTTACGCCGATTGAGTTGGTGACCGAAATTAGCCCTTTAACGAGGTCACAGGACTGCTTTCTGAGTGCGAACACTTCAGCGGGGCGCATGCCTGTGTAGTACATTACAAGTAGCACGTTCCAATAAGTTTCTGACACTTTTGCACCGTCATCATCGTAGCAATGATAATTCGCCAAACATTCCATGAACCGCCAAAATTCATCATCCGAAATTGTTGCGCAGCGCTTCACAGGCGGCGTGTTGTCTTTCGGCACTGTCACACCGATTGTCTTATCTGTCACCCGTATGCCGTCCAATTGTGCGGCCTTGAATATCTGCCGCCACAGGGCAAGCAGTTTGCTTGTCAGCGCATGGGTGTGGTTTTCGGCGTACTCATTTAATGATATTTGAACGTCTGACGCTTTGATTTGATCTATCGGATAATTTGAATAGTTTTGGATGCCATGACGGAAATAGTAGTCATGGCGTTTTTTTGTTGTTGCCCGACATGGAAACAGAACATGACTGCGGTCATAGAGCTGGCGCACGGTTGGCACGGTCTGTGGCACGTTTCCCGCTTGGAATTCGGCTATTTTTTCATTTCGATGATACACGGCCAGGGCTTTAGCAGATTCGCCGTATTTGGCCACGGAAAAGGCCTTTTCATAGACCTTGCGTGTTTGACCGTCATAGTACGGAATCTTCACCACATAGGCGGCACCGGTTTTCCGTTCCTGTATTGATATGTATTTTTATTTCTTCATGATTATTCACCCATTTGGTCAAACACAGATTGCATCGTAATGCCCAAGTATTCACAGTATCGCCGCAAAGTAATGGCGTACATGCTTCTTTTGCCCGTTTCCCAATTTGAAACAGCAACATTGGTGCATCCAAGGGCTTTGGCCATTTCTTGCTGTGTAACGCCGTGCGCTTCACGTTCTGCCCGCAAGATTTTTCCTAATTCAATGTCAAATTCTTTCATGATATTAACGCTCCGTTTCTAAACTCAGTATATAACGGAACGTTAATATTTTGTAAAATTTGTGTTGACACTTAACGGAGCGTTTAGTATCTTATGTATAGAAATTAACGGAGCGTTAAGTTAGAGAGGAAAAAAGAAATGAACAAAACACAGGCAAAGAAAGTTGAATGGATCAGAAACAACGTGGTCAATGAATTCTCATTCGGCAAGGACGGC